TGTCTTGAGCACAACCAATACCGGAAACTCCGGGTGGGTTGACATCTCCGGTGCGCTCCCCAATTGGACCTTGTTTCTCAAGGGCCTGGAGACTGGCTCCACGGTCAAGGTTGAGGCAGCCAACGGCGCGGCAGCTCCCACCAACGGCACGGTCTTGGCGGCAGCTCTCGCACCGGACGCAAACGGCACAGCGGTTTACATCTGTACCGCGCCTTTCCATTGGGTCCGCATCACCAAGACTCAAGGGACCACGCCCACGGCAACCACCGGCAACCTTCACGCGCTATTCGCATAAAGAGGACGGACATGAGCGGACTAATTCAATTGCACTTGGCGCACCCGGAATACTTTGAGCCTGTCTCCAAGGGAGGACTCACGGTCCTGGACTTGTCAGAGGCCCGAAGTATGAAGGCTGACTATGAGTCCGGTGCGCCCACGGGCGTGACAAATCTCCCGTCAATGTCCGATGTCTCAGCGTGGGAAGACATGCTTATAGGCATCCGCACGGAGACGGGACAGATTGTGTCCCCGGCGCGTGCCAAACGATGTGCCACCGTGTTGGCAATCATGCGCGGGCTGTCAGAGGACACGGCAGCCCTCACCATGGATGTCTTCAAGTACGGTGACAAAGAAGACAAGATCATGGTTGACCATCCGGTGTACCAGATTCTCAATGTCGCACCCAATGACTTGATGACACCCATGGAAGTGCGTGAGCACCTCATGATGGACGCAATGATGTGGGGCAACTGGTACAACCTCATTAACTTCTCGCAGGACTATGACAGCCTTGGTCAGATTGAGTCCTTGTGGCCACTCCAGGCTGGTTATGTGACCCGCCGATGGAGAGAGATGGATTGGGTTTTCACTGACCCCACCACGGGCGTGAGTGGCAGCTTTACACAAGACATGGTTTGGCGCGGCTCCATCCTGTCTGACAACTGCATTGACGGTCAAGCAATCACTCTGCTTGCTCGGGATGCAATTGGCTTGCTGCTTGCGGCTGAGCAGCAAGGTGCGCGGCTCTTCAAGCAAGGCGTACAGACGGACCTTTCCATTGAGGTGCCGGAGACGTTGAGTGATGACCAAATAAAGCAGCTCCGGCGCTCATTCATGGAGCGGCACAGCGGCTCATCCAATGCTTACATGCCCGCCATTCTTGAAGGCGGCATGAAGATAAACAAGATTGGCTTGACGGCTGTTGAGTCTCAGTACCTTGAGGCCCGTGAGTATCAGGTCAGTGACCTTGCCCGCGTCTTCCGGTATCCCGAAGTGTTGCTTGGCGGAGCAACCAAGGGCAAGACCTCCACCTATGCGAGTGCTGAGCAATTCTTTGAGTCCTATACCAAGCACACTCTTGGCCCATGGGCAAAGCGGATTGAGCAGACCGGACAGCGTGACCTTTTCAGCACGAAGGAAAAGAAGCGGCTCTTTCTCAAGACGGACTTCTCTGACTTGCTCAAGGCTAACGAGACGGCCCGTATTGCGAATTGGAACGCCAAGATTCTGGCGGGATGGGCGCAACCGGCTGAGGCGCGGCGGGCTGAGGGGATGCCTTACAAAGATGGCCTTGAGTTTTTCAACAACGCGGCGGGCGGGGCCGGACAGGTTGGAGGGACACCACCAAAGCCAACGCCCCAACTGCCGGACCCAACCACAACGGACCAATCCGCACAGCTCAACAAGTTGGCCGCCCGTGTTGGCTCTCACATCCTGGAGCGTGAGCGCAAGGCCCTGATTGGGGACAAGCAAAACGCGGATGTGTTTTACACCAACTTTGGCGCGTACATCGAACGGTGTACCGGAGCGGGTCAGACTTCCGTCCGGGATTATCTGGAGATGCGCCGGAGCACCCTTGACCGATTCACAACCACGGGGACAGAGGCGGCTTTAGCGGCTCTTGTGTCTCTCTGTGCAAAGGACACTAACTGACATGAGAAACCCACTCGAATTGCTAACGCGCTCACCGCTGTGGTGCATTCGCCCGGACCTTGCTGACATGCTTGTCCTCAGCCTCTTGAATTACGGCACGAATGAGGCCACGCCAATATGGGAAGCGGCACAGCCCTACACCAAGGGCAACGGCGCAACCAAGATTGCCTTTGTCCCCGTCCAGGGCGTACTTAGCAAAGACGGCCCCGCGTGGCTTGGCTCCAGCTATGACAACATCAGCCGGGCCGTGGAAGATGCCGCCTCCAACCCGGAGGTCAAGCGGATTGTCCTTGCTGTGGACTCACCGGGCGGGGAAGTCAGGGGTTGCCCTGAGACAGCGGCAATCATCCAAGCTGCCGCCAAGGTGAAGGCCCTCTCCGCTATTGTTGACGGACAGGCCGCCTCAGCCGCCTATTGGTTGACCTCACAGGCCCGTGACATCACAGTGACACCAAGCGGTGAGGTTGGTTCTGTAGGCATCAAGATGGTTCACGCTGACATATCCAAGAAGTTGGAGGACGCGGGCATCCACATCACTGAGATGACCTCCGGCAACCTCAAGGCGGAGTGGTCACCATACAAGCCTTTATCAGAGGAAGCACAGGCCAACATGCAAACCCGCATGGATGCCGTCCACGGTGACTTTCTCAACGCGGTTGCCTCATCCCGTGGGGAGCGTGCCTCACAGGACATCAGGGCGTCACGCTTTGGTGAGGGCCGTATGTTTTCGGCCAAGGATGCAATGGGCCACGGCTTAGTTGATGCCGTCATGTCCACACGTGACTTTTTCCGCACGCTCTTGCCCGCCGTTGAGCAAGAGTCCTCAGCACCGGCTTTCCCACTCCGGGCCGCCTTATCTGCGCACCTTGAGCACGTGAAGCGCCGGGACCAAGTTTAACTAAGTGCCGCACAGCTAAAAAGGGCTGTGTCCCTCACGTTGGCTGCCTCAGTACGGGGACGGGAGACGTGTGTCCGCAAACGCACCAAAAATCCGAACCATGAAAAGGAAAAACATCATGAAACTTATCGACCTCAAGCAACAGCAGAAAGCGGCACTTGACAAGGCAGAAGCCCTCTTAGGCGCAAGTGACCACGTGATGACCACCGCCGAAACGGAAGGCTACAGCGCGGCCATGGCAGAATACAACAACGTCACCGGCACCATCAAAGCCCGTGAGAGCCTGTCCACCATCAAGGCGGCCTTCCCGAACGGACAGCCAAGCGTTGACAACCGTGAGCAGCCGGAGCCTTCCGTATTCAACAAGTGGCGCGTGAAAGAGTACGCCCAAGCCTTCACAGCGTTTACACGGAGCCGTGGACGTGACCTTGGCGCGGCTCTTGCGCTTGGCGCGGATGAGTTGGGCGGCTTCAAGTTTCCGGGTCAGGGCATGAACGCGGCAGCCTATGAAACCAATGCCACGGACGGTGTTGCAATCTATCCGTCCCAAGTGGACCAACAGTTCATTCCATTGGCCCCGCCGGAGATTGGTGTTGAAACCATCGCAACAGTCATCCCCACCGTCATGGACATCAAATTCCCGCGCAAGAAGGTACACGGGACAGCGGCGGCCAAGGCTGAGGGCACCGGCAGCGGAGCCAACCTCTTCACCGGCACGGACCCACAGTCAGAGCAAGTGACCTTGGGCGCGGGCATGATCGGGCACCCGGAAGATGCGTCATGGGAATTGCTCCAGGACGTTGCGGTTTTCCAGTCCTTCATGACGGCGGACATTCTTCTGTCCCTTGCCATTCTGAAAGAAAACTATTACGTCAACGGCGGAGGCTCTTGCACCGGGCTGATTGGCAACACTGGCGCGGGCATCACCGGAGTGACGGCAGCGTCCGAAGGGGAAACCACCTTGGGTAATGCCATCCTTGACGCAACCTTCGATGTACAGGGCGTGCTCAACGCCGTGTATCATCCCAACGCAAACTTCCTGATGACCCGCGCAACCTCTATCGTGCTGAGGAAGGCACAGAAGCAAGCCAACCTCTTTGAGCCGGTCTTTGTCACCGTTGGCGGCAAGTCCTACCTCCACGGTTATGAGGTTGCCTTCTCCACCTCCATGCCCGCCGCAACCACAGGCTTGACCCCAATTCTCTTTGGGGACTTCAAGGCCGGTTACATGATTGGCGTCCGTGGCGGAGCTGGAGTCAACGTCAAGATTCTTGACCAACCCAAGGCTCTTGAAGGACTCATCACCGTGCTTGGCTATCAGCGCGTTGGCTCCATCATCCGGCGCTCTGAGGCAATCCAGGCCATCACGTTAGGCTAGTCAACCGGCTGATACAGCGGACTGACTAAAACAAAGCGGCGGGCGCGGACCATCACTCCCCGTGACCACCACGCCCGCTCTTTGTCTTCACTTTTACCGGACGCAAGAGGACTTATATGTCAACACTGCTTGTACCTGGACAAACACTAACGGAGCCGGTCACGTTGGCAGCTTTGAAGCTGAGGCTTCATCTCACAGCCACCAGCGATGATGCGAGTCTCACGGGGATTCTCACACAGGCCCGTGAGTTTGCGGAGCGCGTGTCCCGGCGTGCTTTGGCGTATGCGTCCTATGTGACCACCATGGACCGCTTCCCATATCCGCATGAACCAATCCGGGTTTCTATGCCGCCACTCATCAGCCTAACGTCCATCACGTTTTACGATGACACGCTCACCTTACAAACGCTTGACCCTTCCGAATACTGGACAGCTCCTGCACAGATACCGGCACTCATTGTCCCCACTCCCGGTAATGTTTGGCCCTGTGCGGGCCGCGTACCCGGCTCTGTGTCTCTCAGCTTTAATGCCGGTTACGGTTACCCCGGCGCACCGGCCAACGGCAACACACCGGCCACACCTCCAGGCCCCTCCCTTCCAACGAGTTGGGCCAACAACATCATGGACATTGGCGTCTTCATCTACGAAAACGCGGGCGCACCTATCCCTGAAAACCTTGTCCAGATTCCCAAAGTGTTTGTGTTCTAAGGCGGCCACATGAGACAGCATAGCGCAAGTGAGTTGAGGTATTGGGCCACACTCTTGGCCCCGGACGGCACCACGGTGCTAACGCTGGAGGTTGGCGCGGGCATTGAGGACCTATCAGGCCGCCGCTTGGAGCAAGCACAGCTCATCTCAAGTGAGACATCACACATGGTCTTGTTGCGTTACCTGGACGCACAGCCCCTCCCGCCTCAAGGTTATGTCCAGGTCACGGACCCCGGCAACGGCGCGGTCACTCTGTATGTTGTGGATTACCTGGAGGACCCGCGCAAACCACGCCCGCGTGTGTGGACTGAAGTTTTCTGCCATGTGGAAAGGGATAACAGCTAATGCTCATTGACGGCATCATCTCGCTTCTGACCAACACAAGCAGCATCCGCACGCTAGCAACGGGCGGCATACATGAAGATGAGTTGCCCCGTGGTTATTCGCTGCCCGCAGTGTGCGTGCATCAATATGGCGGCTCCGAAGATACGGACATGGCCGGGCCGATTGGTCTTGAAGAGGGACAAGTCCAATTCGACATATACGCCACAAGCGGGAGCGCGGCGCGGGCGTTAGGTAAAGCCATTGAAGCGGTGCTCAAGCCCTTTACCGGATCGTTGCCGGAGGGCACCAGCGTCAAGCTATTCAAACTTGAAAGGTCAATGGCTATGCCCTTCAGCGCCAAGGGTGACCAAAAGGGAATTGCCAACAGATACTTGGTGGGCCTTGCGGTCACATTCGATTCATCGGCGCTTACACAAGTGTAGTAAAAACCAGCGGCACGGAGCTGTAATCCGTGGGAATGGAGCACCAACAATGGCAATCATCGGACACGGCTCAACGCTCACAGTTATCGGGCCGACTGGCACAAGCACAGTCAACGCGGCAGTGGCTTGCCTCAGCATTGACTTTGGCTCAAACAAGGTGGACACACCGGAGACAACGGACATGTTGACTCCAGGCACAACCAAAGTCTTTATTCCCGGACTTGAAAACTCCGGGGATGTTTCGGTCAAGTACAACGTCAAGCCGGGTGACCCCGGACAGGCAGCATTAGCCACGGCCAAAGGTCAGATTTATGACTTCAAGGTGACTTATCCCGGCAACGTGCGGACGCGGGTTTTCACGGGGATTGTCAACTCGATTGATGAATCAATCCCGGATGACAAGGCGGCAACGAAGTCCGCAAAAATCCAGATCAATGGCAGCCTAGTTGACACGGATAGCACGGGCACCTTGGTGGCTGTGCCGGACTTGGTGGGCAAGACTCAGGCAACGGCAACCACAGCGTTGACCACAGCGGGCTTGACCTTGGGCGCGGTCACGTCACAGAGCGGCTCCGGCTTGACCACTGGACAGGTCATCACCTCCAACCCTGTGATGGGCACCATGGTTGCGCCCGGCACGGCTGTGGCCTTGGTTCTCGAAAGCTAACCAACAACCAACCAACGCGGGGCCGGGCTTCCGGCTCCGCACCACCTAGCAAACGGACGGGGAGACAAGGACCATGGCAAGCGTAATTGAGATTGCAGTCAAACAGCCCAAAGTATTCCGTGTGAATGACCGGGACTTTGCGCTTTTGTTTACGGTGCCTGTTATAGCGGCACTTGAAGAAAAGCTAGGCCGCCCCATGAAGAGCGCAACGGATTGGCTCAAGATTCAAACCAAAGAAGTACGGGACATCCTGGAGGCGGGCTTCACTCACTATCACCCGGAAGAGGCCAAGCAAGTGGCGGATGACATCTCCGTTGCCTTGGAGCCGGAAGAGATTGAGAACGTGATTGACGGCCTTTGCGTGGTGGCTTGTCCCAAAGCCATGGCGCGGCTACAGGAAGAGATGGAAAAAGTCCGGGCGCGGCTCAAGAAAGGACTCCCACCACTCCCAAAC